GTCCGGTTCGGCTACGCCGGTCTCGCCGCCGCCGAAGGTCGAGAGGTCGAGGTCGCCGCCGATGGCTCCCAGGATCGCGTCGTACGCGCCCGCCGATGCTTCCTCGGTCGCGGCCTCATCGCCCAGAGCCTTGAGGTAGTGTCGCAGGATCACCGAGCGGATCTCGGTGGGGGTCGCGAGGTTCTGATGTTCCATCACTACCGCGTCGAGCAGGATCGCGAGGGTGTTGTTCTGCGGCGCGTTCTTGGGTTCGCCACGCATCACCGCGTCGAACTCCCCGAGCGTTTCCATCGCCGATTCGATCGCGAGCAGGGTGGTCGTCATCCGTGGCATCAGACGCCCCGATTCAGGCGGGCGACGCCTTTGCGGACGTGCTTGTTCAGGATGCGCGGCGCTCGCTTACGGACCTCGGTGGTCGCCTTCCGCGCGGAGTGGTAGCCCTTGAACCGGGACGTCTGGTTACGGCTGCTCTCGCCCTCGATCCACGGCCCGTACACCACGCCCGAGTCGGTGACCTCGGCGCGGCTGTTGGTGATGACCTCGCCGACGATGCTGCGCTGTAGATGCCCCGTGTCCTTACCGTGACGGCTGATCGGGAAGTCGGGCGGCTTGAACAGGTTCTTTTTCCACAGCGCCTCGCCCACTAGGGCGGCCTCATGCACCGACGATTTGATCGCGTCGTCGATCACCTTGCGGCGTAGCGGGTCGTTGAAGAACGCCCCGCGCAACTCCACGCGCATCGAGTACCCGGCGGCGTCGGTCGTCACTTCCTGCGGCCCTCCCCGTGCTCGCCCTTCGCGAGCCCCATCAGACGCCGCGCCCAGTTGCGCGTCGCGGTGGTCATCCTGCCAGCCCGAACATCGCGCCCGGTGGGGGTGCGAACCGGGGATTCTGGAGCAGTGCATTTCGCATCGCCGCCAGGCTGACGCTCGACGCCTTCGGCTGGTTGCTGATCGTGTTGAATGGCTGGTTTCCTCCGGTGTTTCCCTGACCGCCCCTGATCTCCTGGGACGCAGCCACGCTCGCGACGTACTCGCGCACCTGCTCCGGGATGACGAACCGCGTGATCGCTGCATCGTCGTCCTGCGCTGCGGCGGTGGTGCCGTTGACGCCGCGCTCGACCGTCAGCGTCCGACGCACGAACACGTCGTCGGCGTCCGAGTGCGCGGCCAGGGTGGAGCCGTTGACGGCGCGCTCGACGGTAAAGATGGTCGCGGAGGTAATGCCGGTGACCCGCATCTGCTCCGAGTCGCGGCGCAGGATTTCACCGATCACGACGGCGTCAGTGGGCGCGCCGCCCAGGGTGACCGTCTGATCGCTCTTGGCGGCGGTCATCGTGCCCGAGCCGTTCTGCCCGATGTCGACGAAGTCGATCGCGCTGACGAACATCTGCTCCGAGTCGATCAGCACCGTGTGCCCGACCGCGACTTTCGACCCGTCCGTGACCGCGACGCTGGTCGCCACCGCATCCGCGATCGCGCCGTTGAGGTTGCCCGCGCCGATCGTGTTGAGTTCCAGCCCCCACGACCCGGTCGCGAGGATCGCCCGCTGCGGGGTGGTAGCTGCGCCGAACCGGGCGGTCGCGGCGGTCGCCGCCTGGTCGATCTCGATCTTGGTGTAGGGCGGTCCGTAGTTCCCCGGCTCCAGGAACGCATCGCTCGCAAAGTCGATCGTGTTGCCCTGGTTCTCGGACGTGAGCGCCGACAGGCTGATCAGCCACTCGTCGAGGAACAGCGTCGAGAGGTCGCGGTGCAGGCTCGCGCGGTTCTGCGGCCAGCGGTACGAGCGGGCGGCGGTCTCGGGAATGAACGCACCGGCGCGGACACCGATCAGCGAGTCGACATCGCGGGACACGGCTGCGATCGCCATACCGATCGCAGCGTCGCGCCCGTCGCCTTCGCGTTCGAGCAGTTCGCGCACGTCATCGAGGGTGCAATACCAGTTAGCCACCGTGTTCCCCTTGCTTTCTCGGGGAGCGGGATAGCCGCCAGGGGCAGGGGGACAACTCCTAGACCCTCAGCGGCTACCCCCCCCCACAGCCAGTTCGCGTTCTGGCTCCTGTATCGATTCGGTGGTCGGCACGCGGACGCGGTCGTATTCGAGCGGCGGGCTGTAGCGTCGCCAGTGGTCGCCGAGGTCGGGCGCGGGTTGGAACCCGGCGTCGACCAGAGCGGCCTCGAAGATCGCGGAGTGATCGAAGTGCTGCGGGTGCAGGTCGTCAGCGACCCAGTCGTTCTCGTAGAACAGCCGCCCGTCGCGCTTCATCATGCCCGCGAGTTCGCGGAGCGTTGCGCGCAGCAGGTCGGCTGTCTCGATGTGCTCGAACACGTGCGTCGCGATCACCAGGTCGATCAGGGACAGATCCCCTCGCTTGGTCGGCAGCGGGTGCAGGGTCAGCCCGTGCCGGTTCGCTCGCCAGTGGTGGAACTTCCGCAGGTAGTCGTTCGCGTCGGTGGCGATCACGTGGTGGCCGTCACGCGCCAGCATCAGCGCGAGAGTTCCGATCCCTGCGCCGTAGTCGAGCACGCGCATCTCGCGCGCGTCGTATGTCCCGTGTCCCGAGTAGGCCTCGGCGATCTGCCGGTGGTAGATCTCGGGCACCCGGCCCTGGATGTGCCAGTTCGCGAGGTCGTAGATGTAGGCGTAGCCCACCGTCTTGCGCTGATACCACGCGAGCGCGGATTGCAGCCCGTCACCGTCCTCAGGCACGAACTCCGCGCCGGGAGACGGTAGCTGCTGCCGCCACTCCTCCGCCAGTTCCGCAGTTGCACGCGGTAGGAACTCGCTCACCAGTTCGGGAGTTGACCCTCGGAACTCGGCTATATCCTCCACCAGCGATTCCACCAGCGGGTCGAGCGCGAGCGGGTCGTCGGTGTAGAGCGCGCCCATTGTTCGCTCGGCTGGCACCGAGTCAGGGCCGAATGCGTGCCCGCTGCCGCCGAGGTCTTCGACCGTGAGCGTGACCGCCCCCTGGTGCCCCAGGATCACCGACTGGTCCGCCCACACCTTGTGGCCCATCTGCCGGGCGCGCTCGCAGAACGCCCAGTCCTCAGAGAGCCAGTGCGTCACACCGTCCGGCTCGACGATCCCGAACGTGCGGAAAAAGTCGATCACGTGCTCGGCGTTCGCGCCGCGCTCGAATGAGTGCAGGATGTGACCATCGTCGATGTCCTCGAAGTGTTCACGCGATCCGTTGCCCCCGTAGGTGCTCATCTCTTCGAGCAGTGATCGGGGGATCGCCATGAACCCAGTCGCCAGGTATTGCACTTCGAGCGGTCGGCGCTCGGGTGTGCGCTTGAACTCCCACCGTTGGTCGGTCAGGGTGCGCGACGCAGCGTGCGGCTCGCGGGCGCGGGTGACGTAGATCCCGCCGTAGATATCGCCGGTCTCCCGTGCGCCGTTCGCGATCTTCTGGAGATCGGACGGCTCGAAGGTGATGTCGCCGTCCACCATCACGAGCACGTCAGCGCCCGCGACCTGTTCTTCCTGCAAGAACCGAGTCGCGAGGATGGATCGGGACCGCGCGATCAGCGCGTCGCCCGAGTTGACCATGTGGAAGACGGGCTCGCCCGCGCCCATCACCGCTTGTTGTACGGCGATCGCGTTCGCGGCGGTCACGTCCCGCCATACTGCCTGTGCCAGAACGATCAAGGTTGTCCCCCTTGGCTAGTGCGGCTAGGCCGCGTTGATCAGTTCGACGATCTCCGCCTTCCGGCGCAGGCCGCTGATATCGATGCCTCGTGCGGCTGCGGTCGTGCGCAGCTGGTCTACGGTCATTCGCTCGGTCACTGGTGCCAGATCATCCGTCGCGGGCGCTGACGGCGATTCTGGGAGGTCTCCGACGACCTCCACCGAATCGCCCAGTGCGTCCAGCGCCTCGACGGATACGTCGTACTGTTGCCCGAGGAAGAGTGCGCGTTTCCCGCCAGGCTTCCCCGGCGTCGGCTCGTCGCAGTCCTGGAGAGCGATCACGCGCACTAGCATCGGTACTGTCCCCCTGGCTCAATCCCTAGAAGATCACCGCGACGACGCCCGAGACCGACACGTTCGCGTCGACGGTCTGGACGATCCGCACGATCGGCGACTCCCCTGCGGCGGGGCTGTAGTCAAGTTGCCGCGACACGTTCGGGTCGGTCGCAGCCGCCAGCGTCTTCCCGCTGATGTTCGTCCACGTCCCGTTCGCCGGGTCGAGGTGGACGTTGTTCGTTTGCAGGTGATAGGCGACGTTCGCCGACCCGGTGAGCGCACCTTCGGCGCTGACGAACAGCACTGCGCCACGCCCGTGTAGGTCGATGGTCGCGCCGTTGACGACGTTGGTCGTGTCGCCGTTCCTGCTGACGGGTGCCAGCGCGATCGTCGCGTGGGTGCCGTCGAGCCCTCCGGCCCCGTGCCCTGGTGCTAGTCGGTTCGTCATCGGTGACTCCTGTCGGGATATGGGGGGTGGGCGGCTACTGGCGGAGCGGCCCCCACCCCCTGAATTGCTACTCGGTCACCGCTAGGACGCGGCACCCTTGAGGATGCGGAAAGCGTTGTTCTCGGTGAACAGGCCGTCCATGCGCGCCCGTGCTCGGAAGAGCACCTGATCGCTCGCGGCGCTGGTCTCATCGAACCGGCGGATCGTCATCCCGACTCGGTCGACCCACAGGTAGTGGTTGCGGAAGTCGCCGAACGCGCCGACCTCCTCGTTCGCACCGATGGTCGCGGCGTCGTCCCAGCCAGTGCCGTCCCAGAGCACGACCGGCTTGCCGAGCAGGGTCATTTCCGGCGCGGCGAACAGTTCCCGGAGGAAGCTCACGCCACCGTTCGCGGATTCGATCCCGGCCACGCGCCCCATGAACGACGAGGACGTGTGCCAGATTGCCGTCGCGCGGAACTGCGCGGGCAACTCGAAGTACGCGGCCACAATCTCGGCGACCGTGGGCGCGGCGAGCGTCAACAGGTCGGTGATGTCGGCGATGTCGCCCTGCCCTGCGCCGGTGGTGCGCAGGCCGAGCGGTTCGGTCGAGCCGTCACCGGCGACCGCTTGCTCGTCCTCGAACCGGCCCTTGAGCGCGTTCCAGCGTGCCGACATCTGCGCGGGCAGGTTGACCGCTTCGTCCGCGAGCAGTTCGTCCGAGAGCGTGATGTTCGCACCGGACTTGCGCGCAGTGAACGCGACCTGGCCCATCACCGGGTCGGTGTTCGACGGGGTCGCTTCCTCGGCGATCGCGATCCAGTCGCCATCGGTCCACGTCGGCATCGTGCCCGCGTCGCGGGTCGTGCTGGTGACCGAGGACTGCGGGCGGGTCACTCCGCCGGGCGCGCCGGGGTCGAAGATCAGATCGGTTCGCTGGTCGGTCGGGACCAGGTAGCCGCCCTCGCTGTCGGTGCCCTCCTGTAGCGCCTTGAGCGCCTTCGCCAAGTCGGGCTCGTTCTGCGCCATCCACATCGCGCCCTTGCGCAGGTACATCGCGTACGCCTGCATCTGCTGCTCGGCGGCTTTGAACAGATCGCTCGACGGGTGGTAACGGGCGATGATCGACGGGTGCTGTACCGCAGCGGGGAACCGCTTGATATAGCCCTCGGTCTTTTCGCTGGCGACCGGGAGCCACTGTAGGCCGCGCTTCCCGACGACCTCGATGTAGTTGTTCGGGGTCTGGTTCGCCTTATCCTTGCTCACCGCCGGAACGTCGTCAGACTTCGACGCGTCGCTCGCGTCGCGCAACTGGGACGGTGTCGGGTGGTCGGCGTCGAACGCCTTCTCCGCCGCTAGCAACGTCTCGAACTCTTCGATCGCCGCTTTCGCGTCCATGAACGCGACACGACAGACCTCGCGCTCGGCCTCTGGCTTTTTCTCTTCGATCGAGGCTCGCCACGCGTCTTTCGCGGTCTCGGCCTCGTTGCGCAACTGCGTCGCGGTGAGTGGCATGGTGCCGCCCTTTCTAACTAAGGCCGATCGACGCCAGGTCGACCTCGGCCAATTCCAGTTCAACTAGCTCAGCAGCGAGCGCCGCCGAGTCGTCGTCGTTGGTTTCGTCGTCTGCGTCGGATTTCACGTGACCGCAGGTCGGGCACTTCGCGCCCTTGATATCGAGCGTGCCGGTCTCGGGGTTGGACCCGACCAGCACGGGAGACACTTCGACCGGGTCAACGCCGGTGATCGCGGGGAACGACTGGCCGTCGATCTCGACCGAGTCGATCTCGGTAACGCCGAAGCCCCAGGAATACTCCTGTAGTCCACCCATGAACTTCACGGTCTCGTAAGCGTCGCGGCCCTGGCTGCTCGCCAGGTTGAACTCGCCGACGATGCGGGCGCGGTCCTGGTCGACCGCGATCTTACCTTTGCCGACCGGCGGGCCGAACCAGTCGTGGCCCCAGACGACCGGGACTTCTTTCCCGTCGTGGGGTTCGAGTGCTTCGCGGACGACGACCTCGCCGTCAGCGTCCACGATCCCGAAGGTGCTAAAGACGGCCTCGAACGCGCCGGGGGTGGGCGAGTCGTCGCCCTTGAGAGTGATGCTGCCTGAGACGGATTTGTTGCGCACTGCGCGACCCCCGCGAGGGGTGGTGCGCTTCGGCGGTATGTACGCTGACCGACGGGATCTACTCAGCGGCTATCGTACTCGATCAGATCCACACTATGTCAACGCAAGTACCGCTCGCCCCGACTGCTGGTCGCCATTTCTGGGAGCGGATCATCCGGTGCCAGATAGGTCTCGGGCCGTGGTCGCGGCTGCACGAACCGCGCGGGGATGCCTGGCGCGAGGACGAACACGGCGACCAGCGCACCGCTCGGTGCGGGCTGCGTGCCGGTGCTGGTGATCGCGACCAGGACAACCACGGCCCCCGTCGAGGCTGGCTGCGCGCCCGCCAGCGCGATCGCTGCGGTGAGCCCGAGCGCGCCGGTCGCGGCGGGCTGCGCTCCGGCAAGCGCGACCGCGACGCTGACATCGACCACCAGCGCGCCCGAGGGCGCTGGCTGCGTTCCGCCGAGGGCGACCCCGAGCGTCTGAACCGCCGCCAGTGCGCCGGACGGCGCGGGCTGGTTCCCTGCGAGCGCGATCGCTAGCTGCTGTACGGCGGTGAGCGCGCCGCTGGCGGCGGGCTGGTTCCCTGCGACGGCGGCGGCCTGGGACGCGGCGACGATGCCGGACGGCGCGGGCTGCGCTCCAGCCAGCGCGATCAGGTACTCGACCGCGACCGCACCCGTTGCGTTCGGCTGGTTACCGGCGACCGCGATCGCGAGCGTCTGAACGGCGACGACGGCACCCGTAGCGGCTGGCTGCGATCCCGCAACCGCGATCGCGAGCGTCTGAACCGCCGCGAGTGCTCCGCTTGGTGCGGGCTGCGCACCTGCCACCGCAGCCGCTTCGAGCGAGACCACGGCCCCCGTCGCTGCGGGCTGACTCCCCGCCAGGGCGATCGCGGCGGTGAGACCGAGAGCGCCGCTCGGCGCAGGCTGCGCACCGGCTAGCGCGATCGCGTAGGCGATGGCTCCCTGCGCGCCGGTGGCTGCGGGCTGGTTACCAGCGAGGGCGATCGCTGCGGCCAGCGCGAGCCCGCCAGTCGCGGCAGGCTGCGCACCGGCTAGGGCGATCTCGACGCCGCCCTCGTCCACCACCAGCGCACCCGTCGCGGCTGGCTGGTTGCCCGCCACGGCTTCGTTGAAGATCGCCAGGTCGTTCGAGTCGCTGATGAGGACTAGCTGATCGTCGTCGTCGTACACCGTGGGCATCACACGCCCACCGGCGGTGGTGATCACCGAGCCGATGATCATCCGGTAGTCGTCGTCGGTGCCCAGATAGGCGCTCGACTCGGAACCCCACGAGAGCGTTCCGCCTGCGGCCGATTTCTTGTAGTGGCCGTTGACGGTGGCGTTGATCGTCCCCTGCAAGTAATGCGCGTAGACATCTTGATTGATCGGGTCGAAGGTCAGTCCCGCCAGCATCATCGTCGCGTCGTTCGTCACGACATCCGCTTGCCCGGTGACGGTGGGCGCTACGTCGGTCCCGTCCCACGCGATCGTCGCGCAGGCAAGATCACCCGCCGCGTTGCCCTGCTGCGTCTGCCACACCACGATCACGCGGTCGTTGATCCAGTCGTACACCGCCGCCATGTAGTTGTTGTGATAGTCCGTCGCGGGCTCGGTCAGCGACCCCACCGACCCGCTAGCGGTCCAGTCGTCAGCCGCGACACGGTAGCCGCGCGCCGTGAGCGAATTGACGCTTTCGTCCGCCATCAGCACCAGGAAATCCGCACCGCCGTTCGCCGGGACGACGAGCACGTTGTCCGTCTGCGACGCGCCGAACCACGGCTCGTTCGCCGTGGACCCGCCGACAGTCGACCAGGCCGACCCGCTCTCGTCCCAGAGGTCGGCGGTGACCTCGCCGTTCTGGTCGAGCCGCGCAACGTTCAGCAGATCGCCATTAGTGGCGGCGTGCCCATCGACGGCACTCTGGCTCGACGTGCCCGCCACGCTGACGCCGGTCGAGGTCGTCTCGATCGTTCCCCAGGTCTCGGCCACTGAATCGAACGCGACGTGCTGCGCGTCGTCGTCGGTGTTGTCGACGAAGAATATGTGCCCGACGCCAGAGTCGAACGGGTTACCGTTCTCGTCTTCCCACGCCATCCCCATCGAGCGGGGGTCGGCGGCTGGCGCACCGGCGGCGTCGACCTCGGCCCAGGTGCTGCCCGCGTCGGTGGTCTTGAGCGCGACGAACGTGCCGCCGGTGTTGTCCCACACCATCGCGAAGCCGGTGGTCGGACTGTGCCAGAGGATCTTCGAGTGGGCGCTACGCTGGTCGTGGACGGTGGTCAGACCGCCGAGGACGGTGATGTCAGCCATCGACTACCCCCGCGCCACGAACTCCCGGTCGAACTCTGCCGTATCCATTCGCCGTAGATAGCCTTCGCTGTCCTGGGTCACCCAGTCGCCGCGATTGAAGATCTCGGTCACGAGCCCGCCGCCCTGCTCGATTTCGAGATCGTCTTCGTCGTTCACGGTGGCCGTGAACCCGAGCGCGTTAGCCCACCGCACGACGGAACTGTTCGCCGCCGCTGATCCGTCCCAGCGGAACGCGAGCGCCGTGGTCGTGCGCCGGGCGAATAGCTCCTCAGCCACGGGTCACAAACGGGCGCGGCGGGTTCTCGGGATCGTAGCCGTGCTGCTTCACGCGGTCCTTGCGCCCCTGCAATTCGACGATCTCGGCGCGCTCTTCTTTCGTCATCTTCGACTTCGCGATCGACTCCCAGTCGTCGTCGGACCCCTCGGCCCTGGTGACGAACCCGTCGCCGAATCGTGCGATCTCGCGTGGCATGGTGTCCCCCTCGGCTGCGCCGCTAGGCTTCCGGGTTCTTAGTCAGGCTGTAGGTATAGGTGACCTGGTCGGACGAGTTCACCGCTTGCCCGCCGGTGAGCGAGCGGTCCATGAGCGCCGTGCTGGTCGCGTTGTTGAACAGCCCGTGCTCTTCCCACGTCTCGGTCGCGTCGGCGGTGACGGTCCCGGCGTTGTCATACACCGGGTCGGAGTCGGTCGGGCTGCCCGTCGCGCGGGCGATGCCCGAGGTCGTGATCAGCGCCGTGTCGTTGTTGTTCTCGGCCTGGCTGCTGGTGCCGACCTCGTGGAAGTCGAAGTCGGCGTACTCGGTCGCGGTGGCGCTGACCAGTTCGTCGATCTCTTCTGACACGAACGCGTCGGTCACCTTCGCGCCCGAGAGCCACCCCAGATTTTCGACGAACCCGACGCCGCCGCTCAGCAGCCGGAGCGCGGTTTCCCACGGGCCGAGCGATTGCGCGGGGCAGATCTCCAAGCGGCAGTCGTGCTCGACCCAGTGCGTGTCGTGCAGCGTTTGGAAGGTCGGGTCGAGCGGCCCGGTCTGCTCGCCGGTGAACGGGTCGGCCCAGCCCCGGTGCCACTGGACGGCGCGCAGGTCGCCCCAGGTCGCCACGTGCAGGTCGTGCCCGAGCGTCGCGTAGTAGTACCGGCTCGGGATGCTCTCGTGGACGTGGTCGCGCAAGAACTCCAACGTCTTCCGCTGCCACTGGGTGCGGGGCGGGTCGAACTTCACCCCAGGGCGGAAGATGCCGTGCTCGCTGTCGCGCTCCCACATCTGCCGGTCGAGGAACACGGTCCGGTCGCTCTTGCGGTCCACCGGCACGGCGAGCCGTTCCCCCCGCTCGGTGACGTAGAGCCCGCGCTGTAGCTGTAGCGCGTGCTGCTGCTCGGTGAGCGGGACGCGGCGGTGTTCGACGTGGGGGTGTCGCTTGCTCTGGATCATGGTCGGAACCTCCTACGCCGTCACCAGCGGTTGACGGTTTTACACTTGCTGCGGGTGCAGGTCAGCACCACACCAGGCACCACGACATCCGCGATGCGGTGCCCGCACCCGGCGCACTTCGGCGCGATGATCCTGGTATCGGTCGTCATCGGAACACTACGATCGCGAGTTGAGCAGCGACCATCGCCCCGCCGACCAGGAACGCGATCGCTTGAGTGCTCACGCTGACGCTATGCCCGACGCGGCCAGGGCGCGGGCGGGGTGGCCTGCCTCGGTGTTTCACTCCTGGACCTCCGGGATCGGTGCGCGGACGCAGTTGGGGTGCGCGATCACGTGGTCCTCGAACTCGGAGATCGTGACGAGCATCCCGTCTGCTTTCTCGGGGTCGTCGTGGCTCAGCCACCCGCACCCGTCACCATCGGCCACCCGGATCAGCACAGACACCCCCGCGTCCTCGGCGGCGCGGTAGCGGGCCGATGCGCCCTGCCCCTGCGCGTTCGCCATTTCCGTCCGTGCGATGGTACGGGCTCGGCCCTTGCTGAACGAATGCGACTGCGCGAGCCCTGGGAAGTCTTCCTCGGGCACACCCCGCGCGATCTCGTCGATGGTGTACCCGCGATCGTGCGCGGTCTGTAGCGTCCGTTGCACGCCGGCGCGGGTCTCGTCGTTGATCCCCTGGATCAGTTCGCCCGACCGTTCCAGCGCGCGGTCGATGTTCTGCTCGGTGAGGCTGAACGCCGCGCCGTCGCCCAGGGCGGCACCACCCACGTCCCACCCGGCGCGCACTGCTCGCTCGTGCCAGTCGCCGAAGCTCCCGACCATCACTTCGAGGTCGGCTTGCGTGACGAGCAGGTCGGGGTCTAGCTGCTCGTGAACCTTGAGCGTGCCGCCGCCTGCGATGCTGCGCTGGACCTCTGCCGCCGTGCGCATCCGCTCCACCACCCGCGCGCCCTGAGCGGCCAGCAGGTCGGCGACCACCGGCTCGAACGCATCGGCCAGGGTCGCCAGCTGGTCCGTGACCTCTTGCAGCATCCCGGCGCGGTCACCTGCCGCGTCGTCGAGCGCGTCTTTGCGGGCGGTGGGGAGCAGCCCGCGAGCGCCCGTTGTGTCCGCACCTGGGACGGTCGTCGCCGAACCCGTTTTCGGCACAACGAAATCCGAGTCCTCAGGCGGGGTGAGCCCGACCGACTCGAACGCGAACCCGACAGTCACACCGCCGGTGTTGATGAGGGTAGCCACCGCGTTTAGCTTGTCGGTGCGGTCCTCGCGCAACGCCTCGACGCCCGAGAAGTCGAACACGACGCGCGCAGTGCCGTCAGCCGTGGTCGCCATTTCGGTCAGCAGTTCGCGGCGCAGCGGCGCGGCGATCATCTTCGATAGCGGCTGCGCGGAGTCGGACCAGTATTTGCGGTATGCGGTTTTCATTTCCGACCACGGGCTGTTCTTGAGCCCGACCAGGGCACCGGCAATCACTGCCGGGACGCCGAGCACGGCACAGATGCGCGTCTCGACCAGGTCGCGGGTGTCGCCCATTTCCATATCGGAGTTCGCGAGCGCGAGTTGTTTGTACTCGGCGTCCTGCGCGTTCAGCACCAGCAGGTCGAACCAGTTGCGGAACCCCTGGAACGCCCGGCGGAACGACGCCTTCGCGTCCTCTTTCTGCTGTGGGGTGAAGTTGCGCTGCGTGAACAGCACGCCGTACGGCACGCCCGCGTTGCGGAAGAACGCCAACTCGAAGTCGCTCATGTGCAGGTCGATCGAGCCCTCGCGGGTGATCAGGGCGATCGGGCTGAGCCCGTAGAAGTCGTTGGTCGGGTGCGGGAGTTTGATGTGGATCACGTCGGCGCGCGGCAGCTTGGCGCGCTCGACGCCCGCGATCGTCACCTTGAACACGTCATCGGCGCGGGTCTGCCCCGGCACGATCTCGACGTAGTCGGGACGCAGCAGCCCGAGCGACTGAACGGACCCGGCGAAGCGCAGGCCGTCCGTGCGGGGTGTGCGGATCTTCTCGATGTAGGCGTTGCCGCTGACGAGCAGGTGCATCACCAGTTCTCGCATGAACTCGTCGGCGTCCATGAACTCAGCAGGCGACGCGAGTAGTTGGGTCAGCGGATGATCGGGCACCCGCTCGAAGCCGCTCTCGCCAGGCCGCTCGACGATGGCGGGGCCGAGCGACGCGATCGACTGCATCTGATAGGTGATGCAGGAATAGACGAGCGACCCCTGGGTGTAACCCTCGGTCGCGAAGAGCGCGTAGTCATCGGGTGCGGTCTGTGCGGTGCCCTGCTGCCAGGCGGGGACGGCTTCGCTCACGCCGTCTTTGGTGCGGCCGATTTGTACGTGTTCGGTGTCGAAGATGGGCACGCGCGCCCCTCGGCTGCGTGTGTCCCCCTTAGTCGATGCCGGAGACGATGCGGAATACGCGAACCGCGAGCCCCAGCGCAGCCGACGCGACGATCACGCCGACCAGCGCAATCATACCTTGTGCTGCCGCGCGGATACTACCGCTCACAGCGCGACCAACGTAACCGCGAGGTCGAGGTCGACCCCGGCGCGGTCGGTGTTGCGGTGCCAGCCTGCGCCCGCGAGGTACATGGGCACGCTGTCGAAGTACCCCGGAATCGTCACGTCCCACACGCACGGGTCGGGGTCGGATGGCACTCGGCGGGCGGCATCATAGATCGGTGTTGCTGCCAGTTCCGACGTGATCGGGAACTTGTCCGAGACGGTCAGCAGGCGATCGCCGCGAAACTCGAAGGTCGCATCCGGAGACACGCCAAGAGTGATCTTCCGATGTTTTGCGGTCTCGTCCACGGGTGCCCCCCCTGTGCTGGTGCAGCCGCCGCCCCCGCGTCCCCGGTCAAAGATTCCGAGGGCGGCGGCACACCCGCTCGGCTGCGCTATGCCCCAGCGACCGGCAGCCACGGCGCGCAGTCGAGCATGCTGGGAGCGGGTGAGGGAATTGCACCCCCGTCCTGCGACTTATGAGGCCGCCGCGCTGCTACTGCGCCAACCCGCTAGCGGCATTCTACACGTTGTCGTTGAGCACGCCCTGAATCATCGCGCGGAACTGGGTCAGCGCAGATAGATTGTCCGGGACCACCATGCGGAAAGTCATCCCGGAGTTCAGGGTCAGCGACGACCCCGCCTTGCTCAGCGTCCACCGCACGATAAACCGGCGCACGGCTGGCACGGCGTCGCCCAGGGTGAGCACATCGATGCCCGCCAGCGTCCCCAGGTCGTTGTGTGTCTTGATCGCGGCCTCATCGGTGCCGAAGTGTTGCAGCACAGTCGAGCCGTCGATATCGAGTACCTGGAGTAGCAACCCGTTCGTAAGCGCCGCCAGCGTGAAGAATCCGTCGATGTCCTCGACGGCGTCATCGACTAGCGTCAGGTTCAGCCGTTCGATCTCCGCGACTCGACCTGCGGGCGCGGTGTAGTCGAAGTTGACCGGGGTGGTGCCGTCGACGGCAGCCTCGATGCTGTCGGAGTTCTCGGTGTCTTTCAGGTGCTCGAACAGGATCAGAGTTGGATGCACGACGGCCCCCTAAGCTGCGGTGTCCCCCTGCCCCTATGCGATGAGCCACATCGGTCCCCCGGGATGGTGCCTGACCGCCAGCCCCAGCGCCATCACCGTGTCGTCGTGTTGCCCGTCCGGGGCGCTGTAGCGGACACCCGTACGCGTCCACTCGTACTCGAACTGCTCTAGCTCGACTCGGATCGGCCCGTCTGGGAACCGCAGTTCGCGGCGGTGGATGACCAGGGCGAGCCCTTCCATCAGTTGTTGCTTGCTGCCCGCGCTGAACACCAGCCCCTCGAACCGTCCGCGCGATTGGAGTGCTTCGAGCACCGGGTCGCCGACGCCAGTTGAGTCGACCAGCGCGTTCTCGTTCCCCGTGTATCTCACGATCCGGTCCTCGGTCTCACCCCACGGAACGTGCTGCCACCGCTCGAATGCGCAGGTGTGCATCGACTCGTCGAGCCCGATCCCGACCGTCCAGTCCACGGACTTCGCCAGGTCCCAACCCCACGACACGACCGGCCCTTCGGTCAGCGGTGCGACGCACGCCTCGATGTTGTCGAGCCCAAACGGGTTCCCCTCGTCGTCGCCCGCCTCGGCGTAGTACAGCGACCGGAAGATCGCGGAGTCGGCACCGAGGTCGCGGCGCGCTTCTTCGAGCTCCGACGCGGGGAAGATGCGCGCGGCGATCGCTTGGTCGGCGGTGATCTTCGCGTAGTGGTAACCGGCCTCGCCCGTCTCCGCGCGCCGGGCCAGCTGGTAGCCCCAGTTCTTGCGGCCCTTCACGTTGCCGATCAGCCGGATCGGTCCGCCGGTGGCGGTCACCGTCGAGCGGACGGCGAACCACGCCTCCTCACGGGTTCGGGTGTACTCATCGATCACCGCCGCGAACACGTCCTCGCCGTAGAGGTTGTCGGGGTTCTCGCCGGTGCGGAACTCGATCATCGCGCCGTTCGCGAGCAGGGTGATCGTCTTGTTCGTGAGGTTCACCCGGTGCGGGATGACCCGCCCGAGGGCGGTCCGCGTCCGCTCGAACGCGATCCCGGCCTGGCCGGTGGTGGGAGCGACCCACCAGTAGTGGCGACCAGGGCGACCGTAGAGGACCGCTTGTTCGGTGAGCCACGCGATCGCGCCGATCGTTTTGCCCGACTTAGTCGACGCTTCCGTCACCGCGATCCGCTCGGGACAGAACAGCGCATCCAACTGCTCGGGATAGAGCCAGGGACGCCGCCAGGTCTTGCGGCTAGCCGTGACCGGCACGCGCGCGAGCCCCCTCGGGAGCGACA